CGATATTCGCCATTAGCTTACACACAAAAAAACCCCCGACACAAGTCAGGGGCCATTTTGTTGTCGTCTTATCAGGAACGTGCGAAGTCAGGCGTCGGAGCTTCAGTAGGACGGAAGCTAATTTCAACTGACTGTGCATCGTCAGGATTAACCGCAAACGACGCTTGGTTGATCACCGCAGGCACCGTGAATGACGTGCTTGCAGTGTCATCAGGCGATCCAGAGGACAAAGACAGATCGGTGTAAAGCTTGAAGGTTGCACCTACCTGCTTGCGCTGGAAAACATCTTCGACCAAGCGACTGGCAATCGTGGTGTCGTCGTCGGTGAAATAAACAGTCGCAGAACCCGAGCCGTCAGCGAAGCCGCTGATAAATGTGCGGAACGGAACGGTTTGCCCGAGAGTTCCGCCAATCGTCGTGGTGTCGAGTTCTTCGCGAGTGACCTCAAGGTTCCATTCACGACAATCGCCAACTGACTGAAACTCGGCAAAGTCGATCGTGAAAGGCGTTGTGCCGTCAGTACCGTCGTCAGTAATTGACAGCTCAGAACCGCCTGCAGTGGCAGCAAACGTGGCGACGCCAGTTGACGCTGTATAGGTACGGATGAAAACGTCAGTGCTAGCACTCAGGCCAGCAGGCAAGGTCCCGCCTGTGCCGGTGCCGAAAGACACTTTGTCGTCAACCTTGAAATTGAGATAGGTGCCGACCTTAATGTTGTTGCTGCCGTTAGTCACGTCCGCTGCTTTGAACGTAGACTTTGTGCCAGCAGGCTTGTAGTAGAGAGCGCCGGACGTACCGGACAAGACAGTAGCCATGACTTTGTGCGGTAGTGGCTTTTTTCGAGTCTAGCTTAGGTACGCGTCGAAGCTAACGCTAACCTGCACCTGGAAGAAAGAATCCGAAAGCCCAGAGGCAATTTGATTTGGGCCAGATGCCGCGTCAAAAATAATCCCGCTGACAGTTTTTCTGTCAAACAGATCCTTGACCCTTTCCGCAATGGTGAAAGCACTGGCTGCGCCAATGCCTACATCTCCGAAAATATCGACCACAACGACACCTGACTGCCTGTTGGTGCCTGTGGTCGGAGCTTGCAACGTGAAATAAGCGTTATCGCCAAAATTGATTTGCACGCTAAGCCATGGCGCGTCTGTTGGCGGCGTGAATGCCGTGTTGGCGTAGGCAACCTGATAAGCCGGAGAGCTAGCCATCTCAGTGGCGATTCGCCCTTCGATCGCTGCACGCACATCGTTGTAAGTGCTGCTCATGGGTCTTCAGCGTTGTCCTTGATGAAATTTTGGATGTTCTTGGCAACTGTCAGATGGTAGTTCTGGACAATTTGATTTTTTTTAGATCGCCAACCCCCCTCCTGCCATGAGCGCGGCAGATTGTTGCCTGAGATCACAGGCTCTGCATACTCCAAGTTGTTGTAGACGTTGTAGACGTTGCCGATCCGCTCCTCGCTGTAGTTTGTGCGATCCGGTGGGGGGTCAAAATTTCTGTAATCACCCGGCTCAACCCCCTTCCCATCAGCTGCATTCTGCGTAATCTGCCAGCTCGCTCTTAAGCGCCCAGTGTCAACAGGGCTGCCGTCTTTAAGTTGGCCATCAAGCTCTAAAACAGCAGTCCTGAGCAGATGGTTAAATCTGTCCTCCACATAATCAGGAATTTGGTTGAAGGGGAAACGAGTTGCCATCGCTATGCCCTCAAGATCAGCTCATAAGTGATTGCCGTGCCCTCTTGCTCCTGCGTGTTGACCGTAATGATTTGATACTCAACAGAGCTGATCACCACGCGGTCTTTCGGCGCTGGCACTGTCGCCAAGTCATTTGCCGCAACCGTTAGACGCTTGTCGGTCCTTTTAATCAAATCGTCAACCTCGGTTGAGGTGACACCTTCAATCAGACCTTTGATGGTCGTGTCACTTGTGCTTTCTGTGACCGTGCCCGTAGTGGTGTTGTAAGTGCCAGCCGTGACAAACCGAACCGTGACATCAGCGCCAAACTTGTCGATTAGCGATGACGCAACATTGGCGACTTTCCCGGCGAGTGACATTAGAGCTTGTAGGCAATAGCAGCACCGCTGGTCAGCTGAATGCTGGTGAACACGCCATAGATGACGGTATCGGCCACAAAGGTTTCCCCATTTGGAGAGTCGCCCGTATAGCTGTCTGCAGTGATTGCGTTGACCACTGTGTCTTCCTTGAACTGAATCGCCCCGAAGCGTCCAGTCCTTGCATCTGTTCCGGTGATGAATTCACCTTGGCAGCCCATGTGCATTGGATCAGCTCCGTTTAACAGCGATGTTGCCTGGTCCGCTGATTCTAAGGCCGTGCAGATACCTTTCAAACATGGGCGGCAAGCGGTCAGCACCGACTGAGCCAGTTTTATCAGGCACCACCGAAATGCTGCCAAGTTGAACGCTCTTAAAGTCTTCAAGACCGCCCAGGCTGATGCCGTCTTTATTGCTGTGCAAGTAAACCGCTAGCTCGATCTGCGCGTGCTTAATCTGCGACGGTATCTCGGTATCAGTGAAGAAATCGTCGGCGATACGAAACGGAAACCCGGTTGCGTAAGTGTTGATGTACGTCGATGGCTTTCTGACACCCGTTCGCGGCCATTCAAGCGCCTGCGTATCGGTTGCCTTTGCGCCTAAAAATCTTTCTCGGTCTAGCCGTTGTGTAGCTGTGGCCAGGGCCCGGTTCTTTTGGTCGTCTGTTGCACTGCTCCATTTAGCAGCGTCAGTGCCCAACACCATGGCTTCGACGTAGGCGTCAGCCTGCGCCAGGGTCATGTAGCTGTTGGAGCTTGCCCCGCCCGCTGTTGCGACGATTGTTACTGCCATTGGCCTTGCGGGTGGTGGTCTTGGGTTCAGTCTTAGCAGGGGCAGAGGCCACCGCTTCCGCAGCAGCCTTCTGTTCCCGCAGTCG